TACCGGCTGTAACAGGTATCCCGCCTGACTCAAGATAAGCCATGTGCCGTGAGCCATGTCCAGTTCGTCCACGCTGTTGATCCGTCGAACCACGCCGGTTTCTTCGCGAGGTTGGTACTTCTTTGGGAACCGATTTTGGATTCGACCCACTACCCGCTCTGCAAGGCTGTGGACAGTGCTTGGAATGCGGTAGCTCTGGGTCAGCGTTTCTACCCCGCCATCCAGATTGATAAAATGATCAACATCCGCACCGGCCCATCTGTAAATCGCTTGGTCATCATCCCCGGCGCAGTACATCCGCTCTGACTTATCATCTAGCAGATGGGCAATATCCCACTGTAAAGGACTGAGGTCCTGCGCCTCATCCAAAAAAGTTAATTTAAAATGTGGGCAGTACCTCGCACCAGACTGCACAAACACGGCAAGCATGTCGGTAAAGTCGTACAGATTAAAACGGTGCTTATATTCGCGCAACGTCTTGTCAACGTAGTCCACCAGACTCCATTCCTCGTCAATGTCGCTGATGTTGTACTGTTCGCGCAGCGGCACCTTTCGTAGCCGTGCCAGATTGATAACCCCAAGAATCGGGTCAGCACTGCTGTTAATAGACGGTAAGTCATCGTCCACCGTGGATTTTGTGCCGTTGAGCGTTACTCCACACACCTGAGATAATTCCCGGTAGTTTTCAGTCTGCATCACCTGATCCCGTTTAATGTCGGTCAAGGTAAGGGCGAGACTATGCAGAGTCCTGAAGTTAGGCAGATCCTCTTTCGGACACAGATCAAAACGTTTCGCCGCCCGTTCTTTGGCCTCGTTTGCTGCCTTGCGCGTAAAAGCCAGAAACGCAATATCCGTGGGCCGTGTGCCCTGCTCCAAGGCTTGGTCCACCATATCCAGCAATGTCGTGGTCTTACCCGTGCCGGGTGGACCAAAGATACGGAACATCAGTCTTCGCAGTTGGGGCAGCTACGTCGCGTGTAGTCCCCTTTTGCAAACCAACTATCCTCGTTCTGGATTTTCATACGCTCGTAAACCTGACGAACACGTTCACGGGACAAACCCAAACGCTCACCAATAGCGGTGAACGTCATGTCCTCAACGTGTCGCATTCGGTAGATTTCTGCATTTCTGTCTGATTTTTCTTCCATTAGAACACTGCCTCTTTTGTTTCAAATTGTGGTGGATCAATTTCAATATTCATTGCCTGAAAAGCGGGGATTACCCATACCCGCACACTTCTTCCTTTGATTTTCAATACTGTTGATTCGCCGTGAATATCTCGCAAACGCTGTGCGATCCGGTGACTCTTATATTCAAACCATTTGTTCTTCTTCAGGTAATTTTCAAAGTCCTTGAGCCTGAAATACGTCCTATTGATCTCTTCATCGGTCCACGGTCTGCGTAACAAAATCTCTTCTTTATCTTGCGCTTGCTGCATGTGGCGGCAAAATTCCTCAAGGTAGTCATAGAACTGACCGGCAATACTGGCATCCTGACTCACCTCCACTATCGCACTCTCATTTTCTTTCATGTCCGTGAGCAGTGCGCTGATCCTGCTTTCCCACACCTGTTTACTAACAGAGCGCGGCATAAAGTTAAGTTGCTCCATACACGCTTTCTGGAAAGCACTCTGATTCATCAGACCCTCTGTATCCAGTTCTAACGGTTCGCTATTCACGTCCATAAACCAGACTGGCGGGGTGCTGTTGTATTTTCTCAGGTTGCCAATGCTTGCCCCCTGCACCGCTGACCCCACACCGAATTTGCGGGTGTGACAAAGCTCTCGATTGCAGTGCGCGTTGATGGGGGCATCACTGCATTTATAAGCGTAGTCTTTCCGCTGTACTTGCTTCGCTACAATGTTCACTTCATTGAGCGGCAACGGCGGATCTAAATACTGCATGTTGTAACTGAGGATCTCACTTTCCCAAGAATCAGGAAAAGCTTTCCGCAGGTAAACGCCAATGTTAAATAAACCATTGTTGCGACCACCCTCGCTGATTTTGTCCGTGCAAAGAATCTGTAAACAAGGAGGGCCGTCTGCCAACAACTGCTTTTCCTTTACTTTAACGACCTGTAAAGCAATTACCTGCTCTGGGGTCTGCACATGTTCTTCGTAAAGCTCAAAGAACTCTTGTAACGTGGCGCTAGTACCATCATCCTGAATCGCGTACCGCAACCCCTCTTCCGCATTAAAATACGGCAGATTAAGAAAGTTACCCACATCGCCGCGATCTAAATGCAGTTTGATCTGCTTTGGAAATATTTCGCTTTCTCCATAGCCTAATGCCGAAGCCATACACTGCAACGCCTTCTGCATATCCTTGGCCTCGATATATTCTTTGGTAAAAAGAAAACAATGTGCGCCACCCGACTTGCTGCGACACACCACCAAAGGTAATTTCATTTTGCGGATCTTCTGCACTAAAACCTTGTGATCGAGCGGGTATTGATCAACATCAATACACCCCCACTGGCACTCATCGTCCCGATTAATCGGGATGATTCCAATCCCCGTCTTGCCTTTTAGATGGTTCTCCCAGAGCACCGTGGTCCGTGATTCACGAATGACGGCAGCTTTGCCCTGCATTTTGCCTGTGGCACTCTCTTTTTCAATCTTGAAAGTGCCATACGCTTCTTGGAGTCCATCAAAAATATCAATAAATTTTTGAACGCTCATGTAACACTCCACCCGAAAAACAAAAAGGGCGACTCACGCCGCCCCGCAGCAATCAAAATACTTCTTTTGTTGCCTTTTGCTCTTCTTGCTCGTGTTTAACGAGAACATCACCCTCAGAGATTGAATCGTGAAACTCTTTGGCCTTAACGTATAATCCCTTATCCGTGATCGGTCCCACACGGGACATCTCCCAACCGTGCCAAGACCCTTTGGAGTTCTCCTCCTTCACGGTTTTAAGCGCATAAATGTGAGAGTATCGCGGTGGATTGAACGGCCCGTTAGCGCCCATCATCTGAACGGACTGCATCATGCTGTTCCACTTCCGGCTCTTTTTTAGCTGCGTCGATTTCATCGCAATCAGTGCCGTTTCCGCTGACCCATCCTCGTTGATAACGACGACGAAATGTTGATGGGTCTCTTCGATATATTCACCGCTACCGCCGACCACATACTCTTTGTTATCGTCAGGCGACCGCTCCGTTTTAGGCATTTCTTGACCCGGCTCATAAATCGCCTGTGGTGCTCCAGACCCCTCGCCACGAGGTGCCCAACAGATGAAACGTCGTTGGTAAGCGCAAGGGATCACGTTGATTCCCTCCGCACCCGCATAAACATTAGCCGTCACAGTGTTGTAGATGTCGCCTTTTCGAGCATCTGTATCTGCGTCATCCAAAACAGGATCGTTTCCAGAAAGAACCTTCAGAAAAGGTAACGCAAGATCCTCTTGCCCCATGTCCTGCAAGCCAGAACCCGCGTCGTCCTCAAACAAATTCAAAACTTCCGTACTAACTTCCGTGCTTGCTTTTTCTTTTAATGCTTTTGCCATGATCACTTGCTCCTCTTAATCGTAGCTCGTTGTCCAATAAACGCCCCGAACAAATCCATCGGGAACTCGTTTCCATTTGCGGTCTGCTCTTTTATCCACGCTCGAAGCGTCTGCGGATGAACCGCAGTTTTTTGCTCTGGAACAAACCCTTTCTCTTCAGCCATTGTTGAAAAGGCAGCAGCCTGATCATCTTCACCCCGCCCGAATTGACAGGTAACAGTGTTTTTGATGATGTCATCGTGACCGTGATCTCGCAACCAACTGTGCGCCTCTTCCTTATTCGCTTGGGTGATACTGCCGCCAAACGTTTGTTTAACTACAACCTCTGAACCGTCATCGAGCGAGAACTTACTGATGCCCATTTCGTTGAGCATGGCAGGAAGTTCCTCGTCAGTAAGCGTCAGGAGTTTTTTCTTGTGGTCTTTGATCTGACGCTCCAGATCATCAATCGTGGTTTCTGTTGCTAAGATTTGTCGAGAAATAGCAGCGACAGACGACAGCCCATCTTGATCTACTTTCTCTAGGGATGAGGCTTTTTTTGCCTCAAATTCAGATTCAAACATCTCATTCAAATCATTCATCGTGTTTCCTCTATCGTGGTTAGAAGGCACCGTTTGGGCCTTGACAATTACCCATATTATTCTATAGTAGGAGAATGTCAAGAGGAATAATCAGATGAACTTTAATTTTAAAACTGAGCCGTATGAGCACCAGTTAACAGCCCTAGAAGACTCGTGGGCCGCGCCTCATTATGCGTTGCTCATGGAGATGGGCACCGGTAAAACAAAAGTCGCGCTTGATACGATGGTCAAGCTGTGGGAAGAAAGAAAGATTTCTGCCGCGTTAGTTATTGCCCCAAAGGGGGTGTATGACAACTGGATAAAAAACGAAATCCCGACTCACGTTCCCACCGAAATCGAACCTTTAATATTACGTTGGCAACCAAACATTAGCAAGAAATATGAAGATGAAGTGTCCCGGTTTCTGTTTGACCAGACAGGGGCGTTAAAAATTTTTGTGATGAACGTCGAAGCTTTCTCTACGCCAAAAGGCACAAAGGTGGCGAACACGTTTTGCAAACATCACCCAGACAATCTGGTGATTGTGGACGAAAGCACCACGATTAAAAACCGCAAGGCGCAGCGCACCAAAAACATCGTATCGCTCAATAAAGTCAGTAAATATCGTCGCATTCTGACAGGTTCACCCATTACAAAATCACCAATGGATTTGTTCAGCCAATGTTTGTTTCTGGACAAAAAGGCCTTGGGATTTGAGAATTATTTCGCGTTCCAAGCGCGTTACAGCATCCTTGCCCGCCGTGTCATCAACAACCGCAGCTTTCAGGAAGTTACAGGGTATCGCAGACTGGACGAACTGACTGAAAAGTTAGAGCACTTTTCCAACAGAGTATTGAAGAAAGATTGCCTTGATCTGCCTGATAAAATTTATATGCGGCGCGATGTGGACCTGACCGACGAACAGGTTAAACTGTACCGACAAATGCAGAAGCTGGCACTTGCCAAACTAGAAAATGGTGAGCTTGCAACGACCCAAAGTGTGCTTACCCAAATCATGCGTTTACAACAGATTTGTTGTGGTTTCCTGCAGCCAGACGAGGGTGACCTGCAACCTATCCCCAGTAAGCGTATGAGCGCCCTCAGAGAGATTGTGGACGAGGCGGATGGTAAGGTCATTATCTGGGCAACGTACCGTCACGACATTGCTAGGATCTCTGAGATGCTGCAAAAAGAGTTCGGTCCAAGATCCGTGGCTTCATATTTTGGAGACACGCCACAGAATGAGCGGCAGGAGATCGTGAATCGGTTTCAAGACCCCCTTTGCGATTTACGGTTTTTTGTCGCTCAACCCAAAACAGGCGGCTACGGTATTACGCTCACGGAAGCAAGCACCGTAGTGTACTACAGCAACAGTTACGATTTGGAGATCCGCCTCCAGAGCGAGGACCGCGCACACCGGATCGGGCAGAAAAACGCCGTTACCTATATTGATCTGGTATCGCCAAACACCATCGATGAAAAAATCCTGAAAGCATTACGCAGTAAAATTAACATTGCGAGTGAGGTCTTGAACGAGGACGTAGCATCTTGGCTCAGTTAATCGTAAAACACCTCTGTTTTTTGAACCCTGCGGGGCACACAGTAACAGGTGATCTTTTGCTGCGGATGGTATCGTTTGTCCCGAAAACGGGTCTTACCTGACTCTATCGCTGTAGCAAACGTGTTGCAGCGATAAATGTCACGAAATAACATTTTGTTATCTGACACAACATTATTATCTACAATTACCACTAACAAAAACGCCATTAACATTTTTGCCTACCACATTCACGGATGTTTTTAAGTATTCGTCTATTATTTTTTAGTTTTTGTTTGGCCTGATGCAGTTCATATTGCTCGTATAATACTTTAGAGCCATAACCAGTAACAACCAGCGTTATTGTGAAGGTAACGATAAGCGCAACCACCATCACCGCTCTGACTTTCCGTTGTCTTTCTTTTCTTCTGAGATGTACAGTTTTTAAATATTTTTCATGCTCCCGTTGGCTTTGGACACGAATGCGTTGAGCATCCTGCCATATATCGATGCATCCGCTCATTAAGCAGACATCTTTAATTTGTGTTTCTACGTTTTTAATTTTGCGACGGTGGATACTTAGATCCATCGCCTCTTTCTGAGTTAGTGGGCGCTTACGTTTGGTCTTCTTTTCCCACTTATCTAGCTTCTCTGAAGTCTCACTGAAGCGTCCTAAAAGCCTAGCAGCATCCTGTGCGTTGGCCTTCGTTTCTTTATAACTAGATACGGCACTGTTAATAGCACTGAGGGCACTTCCTATTGCTGCTAACTCCGCGAACATATTTTAGCCTGTTTTTGGGTTTATGAGCTAGGCTTTTGGTTTTCTAAAAGAGTTTGGTAAGCTTCCGTTAAAATGTAAATGACATCTTCAATTTCTGAAGAATCTAACCACATTTTTACAGACTTGTTTTTTTCAACCTGTTCCAACAACACACCGGGCACCTGACCCGACGTATTTTTTACATATACTTTTGCTCGATATTTAACAAATTTATTCTGCCTTATCTTGTGAAGATATTCGTCCATGTGCGTAACGTTGTTTTTTAACTTCTGCACAATTAGCCCATCAAGGAGCCAATTCCTTGATCTTGGGACCGAATCAAACCAGAAGCAATATCAGAGGGGAACAAGGCCGCGTACTGAGACCGGTTCACCGGTCCCGTGGGAGCCGGTGCCGGTGCAGCAGGGGGCTGAGACATGGTGGGAGGGGTCTCTGCTCCTTGAAGTTGGCGTGATTCGCGGTCCATGAACTTTGGCACGGGTTGTAACGAAGCTTGCGGCGGGGGAACCGCTTCTTCAGGCACCACCGGTGCAGCTTCTACGGGAGAAATTTCTTGTCCTTCAAGACCTTTGTCCCTAGCAAAAGTTTCTTGTATGGCTTCACCACCTATTCGTCTTAACGGCATAATTACGTAGTTTTGAATAGCTTTTTCTGCAAACTGCGCCGCTAAAGCGTTTTTTTCGCGTTGAGTTTTTCCTTTGCGAAGGGCTTGTTTAAGCAAGTCTTCGTTTTCCAAAACCATTTGAACTCTGTTGGCTTGTAAAGACTGGGGCAATTCCGCAAAATAACGTTGGGCCATGTCTTGACCAAATTTAGCAAAACGTCCTGCAAAGATAATTTCACCCGCGCCACTGTTTAATCCAATTTTGCTTCTAATACTAGAACCCACGGCAGAACCACCCATTGCAGCAACAAGTTTAAAACCTTCACCAAGGTCTTTGTAAAACTCATCAGTTTGACCGGGTTTCGCTTTCATCGTAAACGCTTCAATTTCGGCCATCTTCTGCAAAAACTGTTTTGTGTCTTTTAATTGATCCTTACCAACTAATTCGTTTTTTAACATCCAATCAGCAACAGATACGCCGTTACCATTCGGGTGTGCAACAAACATTTTGTTGAAAGCGGCTGCGGGACTAAAACGTTGACCGTTTGCCGTTACTTGAAAAATACTATCGTAAATAGCACTACGCATACCATTTCTTAAATTGTCTTGAGTCCACGTTTGACCTGAATTTGGGCTTACAAAGCGTTGGTCACCGCTTTTACTTGGCAAAATTGTAAAACCATCTTTGCCAACGTTGTCAATCATTTGCATGTAACGATTTAAAATAGCAAACGGTCTGTTTTGGTTATTTGAAAGTGCAGATGTAACCGCCGTAGTGGCATTAGAGGTTTTATCCGGTAAAAGAGCAGACAAACCTATTTGATCATTAGCATTTTTAAGATCAAACTTGTTTTGTTGTTGAGTTTGTGTGATTAAATTAGAAGCTTTACTAACATCTTGAAGATCGTCTTTCATACCGGGGAACAATTCTAACAACCGTTTGTTGTTTTCGTTGTTCATCCAATTAGATAAAGCTCCAGTATTTAAGGTTCCGTCTGGGTTGAGAGTGTTAGCTCTTAATGTTCGTAGCAAGGTTTCTTCACTAGCACGAATATCATTAGCCGTGTTTATTGCCGAAACAATACGTCCATCTAAATTAGGAATAGTTTGAATAAGCTCTTGGTTACGTGAATACCACTTACGCATTTCTGGAAGATTTATAACGCCCGTCACCGGATCATATTGTTCTTGAAGGTCAGCCATCAACCGTTGGCCTTGATCCGCGAACTGTCCACCAGTTTCTGATTCCAAAAGGTTTGTTAACGCTTGACCTGCTTGAAATTGAGCTACGCCATCTAATGCTGCGGCCTTCATAAAAGCTGCGTCACCTTTCATCAAGTTATTAGCAAGAATTTCAATCGGCACTTTAGGGGCACCATTTTTTAAAGTCCCCAGAACTTCTCCTGCATAAGCTTTAGTAAATACGTCGTTAAAGGCTGCTGAAAAACTTCTGGCCGTGTCATAAGCTTGGTTTTGTCCCAAAGGCATACTGTTCATATCAGCCAACAAAGCGTCGGAAAACTCAAAAGCAATACGAGCGGCATCATTGCGGCTTTCGGCAAGCATTCTTGTACCAATAGCTGAAGAAGCACTTCGTGCTCTGTTTAAATCCCCTATTGTCACGCCTGTATCAAACGGCCCGTCAGCAGCATCTTTACCTATGCCTAAATCATCAGATTTTCGACTTACCAATTGTTTTAAAATTTTTAAACTACCACCTTCAAAATCGTTTTTAACTTCTTCTAAAAGATCCCCCATGTTTTCGTTGTAGTTAGTAATAAAATTAGGGATGTCTTGAGCGGTTCCTGTTTTATCAATAAATTGATTGACCTCTAAATTGTCAGGTATTTTTTTCCATAAAACAGTTTCTTCTGCACGACCAGCTTTGTATTGTGATCTTAAAGTGTCAAAAATGTTTTGAGCAGCCTGAATATCAGCATTTTTGGAGTCCCCTCTCACTTTTTTCATGGCTTCAATAGTGTTGTTTGTAGCCAGTGCTAATTTAGAGTCTAAGACACCCTCAAATAAAGCCGTTTGTATGATGGCAGCGTCTTGCAAAGCTTCTGAAGAACCATCTGCATAAAGGGCTAGTAATCCACGACGTAAAGCATCTATAGAAGAGTTCATGCGACTTGTCGCATCCGCTCCTATAGAGGGGTTAGCTGATGCAAATTGGTTTTGCAAGCCTAGCAACGTCACACTAGCGGCTCTTGTAGCCGGGTCCAATACTATCTGACGTTCTTCTCCGTCTGGGCCTTTGGTGTACATGAACCGGTCAAACCGTGGGTCGTTAAGCGTTTCAAGAATAGCTAAAGGGTTTTCTTGATTTTTTTCTAGTTGTTGCGTTATAAACGTTGCAACAGATTCCATGTCCCCTTCAGAGATACCATACTGTTGCTGTAACTGGTCTGGCGTTTTATTAAAAATACGGTTATATAAGTTTTTAGCACCACGGTACGTCCACGCTGTTAAAGCAGGGACTCTGTTTGCAGCTAAGTCTGTAAGTATAGCACCACTTAAACCACCAGTAGTTTCAAATCCGAAACGCACCCAAGGGTTTCCGGGGGCTATGTCTTCTGCTTTACCTGCCAACAACGTAGTGCCAATAAGTGCTCCGCCCTCGACTGCCGCTGTTGCATAAGGGTTTTCACGAGCTAATCGACCCATCCCGCCGCTAATTTTTTCAACCCCACTAACAAAACGAGCAGAAAGGGGTGACCGGGTTTGTCCCTTCATAATAGGACCAATAAAGTTTTGTGCTTGGTTTAACGCTTGTTGTCCACCAAGGCTAAACCCCTTTGCAGGTACGGCCCACGGTGTAAGCACAAACGGTAAGGTATCCGCAAACGTTTTACCGGCTTCGTATGAACTAGCCCCCGGAAGCACTATAGGCTCTGAACCCATCAAAACATCCGTTGCTTTTTCCCCGGCAAACGACGCGGCTACTCCGCCAGCAGTCCCTGTAAAAATAGGAACGCCTATACGCAATGCTGCGGTCCACGGTGTTACGGGAGGCACCCCCGCCACGAGAACGTTACCCCCTTGTGCGCCTTTAGCAAAACCCGCAGCAAAACCCAAACCGGGCAGAGCACGTCTTTTTACGCCTTGAAAAAAACCGGGGTCAGCTTCAATATCGCGACCTTGATCGTCTTGAGAAAACAACTCTATTATTTGTTTATCGGTTAGCGCCTGACCTTCTAAGCCTAATTCGGACAAAATAGGGGCTTCGCCGGTTCGTAGTAAATTGTAATCAACCTTATCACTAAGATAAGGGTCGTATTTTAAGCTTTCTACTAAGCTAGAAGCAAAACCTTGTTCAGCGGAACGAAACTGAGAGTTTGGCTTTGAAGCGTCTTCCGCAAAAGTGTCATATAAATTTACAAACTCTTGAGGCGTAAAACTAAAACGAAAAAGCCCCGTGTTTTCTGGCGCAACAGTCTCTACCTCAATTTCTGGCGCAACAGTCTCTACTTTAATTTCTGGGGTTATTTCAATTTCTTCTTCAGCCATCATTAACGGCCCCCCATAACTTGATTGTTCAGAAAGTTTTTCGCCGCCGACAAGTCTGTTGCAGAAGCTGTCGATGCCATTCTAGCAACAGGTCCAAGGAGGTTTTTCAGTCGCCCAATCTCGCCTAATTTTTGTTCAGCCGTTGCAAGAACCGCAGAATCTACGGGTGAGTCAGAAGCTCTCAGTCGTTGTAGACGTATTTCTTCAGTGTTTAATGCGTCTACTAAGCTAATAATCTTGTTTGCTTCTGTAACCGGATTAGCAAAGAAAGTGTCAGGGTTTGGAAACAACTGACCTGTAGTTTCTAAATCCGCGACCGCAAACCGTGGTGAAGCAGCCAACGCAGACCGGCCTAACACGTACACCAGCTTAGTAAACTGGCGACCTTCTTCCGTTTCCTTAAATAGTTCAGAAAAAGTTTCAGGGGCGATAACAGCGCCTACTGTGGCGTTTACACCCGCAAAGATACTAGACCAAACACCGGTACCCGCACGTACTTGAGACAAGGCATCTCTAACGAGTTTCTTATCTTCCTTGGTAATTGCGGTTTGAGTACCTTCTTCATTTCTAAAACCCATACCCGCTTCTAGGGCTGTATCGTTTGCACTCAAAAACGCTTTAGCGTCGTTGCGTACTTTTTCACGACTGTAAACATCGTAGGCAACCTGATCTCCAACGGGAACTACATCACTAGGTAACGCTCTTGGAAGACCGTCCTCCCCAATATAGGTTTTTCCACCGTCATAAGACATTCGCAATGCTGCGCCACCGCCGGGTGTACTATTAGGCACCAAGAAAGCAGACAACCGCATACTTTCCGTACCAATCTTCTGCATAGCAGCCGCACCGGGTTGAGTCTTATTGATATCGTTAACTTGTTTAAGTAAAGCTTGTCCTTCTGGCGTACTAATGTCTGCAATAGTAGATGTGACAACACCTTCAGCATTCGGAATAGTAATTTTAAATAATTCAGGGTCTTGCACAATATCGTCAGAGTAAATGCTAACTCCTTTAGAGTCTGGATCATTTAAATCAAATCTAACAATGTCTATCTTCTCGCCGTTATCAATTCTTTCAAATCTGTACTCAGGTTCAATACCTAACAACCTCTGTCGATTATTTGGGGTTAGAGTAAGGAAATCGTTTTTATCCATACCAAATTTTTGGAAATACATTTGATCGTTTATTACCGGCAAGCCTTGTAAGTATTGTTGATCAGCCGTTGATAGAGCCTTAAACGTTTCTTCAGTCATACCATATTTGGAGAAGAAATCTTTTTCGCTTACCGGAGCTACATACGCAGTAAGCACGTCGTTACCAAAACTTTGCGTTAAGCTTGCAGCTTCCAAGTCACTAAAGTAAGGAGAAGAACCCTCCGCATATGTGGTATCACCAATAGTTACGGGTTTAGTTAAAGTGTACTGCTTACGTGTGGTGACAGCACTTGCCGATACATCAGCCGCAGACACAGCACCCTTCTCTATTAAAAGGCTGTATCTGGGCGTTCCGGGGACTGCCGAAACAATCCCTCCGTTCCATACAAAATTTTCTGCTTTAGATTCCGCCGTCGGTTTGAATATTTTTTTTATGTCAACGTTTTCTGGTCCGTATATTTTAAGCAATTCCTCTTGCTGACCCACAGTTACCCCACGATTTGTTGTGGTTACACTACCGTCTTCATTTGTAATTGTGACGGCATAAACATCCGAAAGGGGTTTATCTTCTCTTGCTATTTCAGACGCACGTTCTGCACCATATAATTGACTAGCACTTTGCAAAGCCATTTGGTCTAACTGACGACCTTCTGCTTGTTGCGCTTGTTTAAATTTACCAAATTCACCGGCACGTTTGCCAATGTTACCCAAAACAGGTGTAAATGTTTGTGCCAGCCTTTCCGCTGGACTTACGTTTCTTTCTCCAGCCGTCGCAAACCCCAAAGCGCCTTGTGCTATATCAAACAGCATTTGCGATTGTGTCAAACGTCGTTGTTCTTCTAAGTCTTTTGCTTGCTGCTTCGGATCAACCAATTGATCGAAAAGAGTTTGTTGTTGGCTAAATAGCTCTTGTTGTCTTTGAAGCGCAGGGTCAATCACGGGGGCATTAAGAACAGCAACACGTTGCGGATTTTCATCAGCAAAATACTGTACGGCACCCCCTTGGTTAAAATTTACAGGGGGCTGACTACCAACCTCCATCATTGGGGCTTCGGCTGGCATCTCAGGAGCCATATTGACGGTGGACATAATGCCCTCTGCCATCGGACCTTCGACCGGAGTTTCCATCATTTCGTCTGCGGCTAAACTGCCAATACCCTGATCAATACCGGCAAGTTGCATTACTGGTTGCACTAGAGCTAACACAGAGTCCGGCGTTTGTTGTGCATCATCAGGACCTACATATTCTGCAAGCTCTGCTCGTCGGACTTCGACCGGTTGCACATCTCCGCGAACCGCGTTCATCATTTCTTCCAGATCGTCAGAATCTTCAAGAGTATCCATTTGCCCTTGCATTTGCTCAAAAATTTGAACAAAGCCTTCGGGAGAAGCTTGTCCTTCTGGGGGCATCATCATGGGATCTTGCGGCATCATTGCTGGTCCTTGACCCGCGTTCATCATTTCTTCCATCATCATGGGAGTTTGCGGAACCATGCCACCCTCTTGTTTTTCGATTACGCCGCGCCCCATCAAGATGTCTTTTTGTGTTACTTTTCCGTCACCACTCAAATCAGGGAAAGCTGCACCTCCCATCTTGAACATCTGACGGTTCATTAAATCTTTGTTCATCCGAATAACCCCGCGTTTCTAGCCCCTGCCGCAGCAGACAAACCTGCTACGCCCAAGCCAAGGAATGTTTGTGCTGGTGACACATTAGGTGAAGATTGTGAAGTTGCTGACATTTGTGTCGTTGGAGCACCTTTATAAATGTCAGACACAAAGCCCAATCGTTGATAAGGCTCGTAAATCTGCGCCATTTGGTTTGCCCGTTGCGCTTCCAGAACTGCTTGATTTTGAGCTTGCTCGTTCTTACCAATATCAAACAGGAACCCTTGTTCACGTTGTCCTAAATTCTGCCCAAGTTCACCAAGACTTGCTTGCTGTAAACCTAGAGTGCCCAACTGTTTGCCCTGCTCAAGCCCTAATCTGGCAACATCACTGCCAAGTGCCGCGATCCCTTTGCCTATATCCGCTTGCATACCCAAGCCTTGTAGTCCTAGTTGACCCGACGCTTGTGCTCCCTGCATACCCATTTGAGCCATGTTTTGACCTAATCTACCAGCTAAATCGGCAGCACTCAAACCCGTCTGGGCGGCAGCTTGTTCCAGACTTAATCCTGTTGATGCTAACGATTGCGCGTTTGCTGATGCAAATTGTTCTGCCGATAAGCCTAACCTACCTGCGGCTTCCGCTGCACCTGCTGCGGCCTGAGAACCTTGAGCACCTAGGGTGCCAGTTAACTGAGCCGCTTGTTGTTGACGACCCTGCTGTTGTTCAAAAGCTTGTTGTGATCTTTGTGCGGCGCTTTCAAACCCTGCTTGACGTAATTGTGCCGCCGCTTTTGCTTGCTGCTCCAGAACGTTTCTACCCAATTCGCTTTCCATAATGCCACTTCGGGAACCGCCAAAAGCTCCTGCTGACGTGGCTTGTGCTCTTTGTTGTTGGCGTTGAATATCGCCCTGCCTAGCAATGTCAGAAAGCGTCTGATCAACAACCTGTTGTTCAAAAGGGTTCATAAAACGTTGGGTAGAAGTCGGATCAAATTCTCTTGTGGAACCAAACAAATCAGCAATACCACGCGCCGCAGTTCCCATGCCAAAGTTACCGGCTCTTCCTAAAGTTCCCGCAGCTTGTCCTGCAAAAGCCCTACCCCTTTCGGAAGCAGGTGCTAAATCAGTGCCTAATTGTCCAACAATTTCTCTGCCCCTTGTTCCAAGGCCCGTGGCTGCTTGTGCGGCTGCCGCTTGTGCGGCACGAGTATCCCCAAGACCCGCCCCCAAAGCACCGGTAATTCCTTGTTGTGCCCCAGAAACCTGTGTACCTATCCCTTGACCGGCAGAATCTAAATAGTTTGCTGCTCTGGTTTGATAGGGCTGCGCTTGTGCGGTTGCGCCAGTAGTAGCCGCTTGTGCTTGGCCTAGTGTGCTAGTAGCGCCTTGTAAGTAAGGTTGAAACCCTCCAATACCTCCAGCAGCTTGTGCCAAAGCTTCTCTTTGCAGAGGTGTCATTCCAGCAATTTGTTGCCGTGGAAGCTGTAATAAAGGTCTTGCTTCCTGTATGACTTCCCCTGTTTCTGGGTCGGTCACCGCTGGCTCCATGATCATGTTGCCGTCAGCGTCGTACTGCGGCACACCCACGGGTTGTTGTGCTAGGGATAAAGCATCTCGTAAAAGTCCTACCTTATAAGCTTCAATATCCGGTGCTTCACGGACAATTTGTTCTGTAGTATCAACAGCCATTAGGACACAGCCCTCCCTCGTGATTCTAAGTTACGCATCACCGAATACATATTATTGATGCCTTTTTTAAGGTCCCCGTCACCTGCTCCACGAACCGCCGTTGTTGTCATTACAAACTCACCGGGCATCAACATTGCTTTAACGCTATCTTCATTGGGAATTCCCTCATCAGGCATAATACCACCTGTTCTACGTGGAAATATTTCTCCCCCTTCAGCCGCCATTTGCGTTTGGTAAGGGACCAACGGATTCGGCAAGGGACGATAAGTGGGTTGGAAGCCTGTTGGAAAAACACGGTATTTGAAGGGGTCTGCATCAACATAATCTGAGCCAGTGCGTAGCTTGCCGTCTTCGTCACGCTCTAGTAGACCGGCTTCTTCCTGCGGAGGTGCCTCAAAAAATCCCGTTGGTGCCGCAGCAAGAGACAAACCCGCCGCTGCCGGTCCATAACGTCTTAGAAAACCGGGAGCTAAACCAGCATCTGCCAATGCTCTTTTCGCTGCTTCTTCTTGAAGTTTAGTAGCAGTTGCCTTAGTTACCCCTTCTGGCAAAAATTTTGCGTAATCACCAGTTGTTGGAAAAAACAAATCTTTACCTGCTTCAAAAAATCCTTTCTTACTATCACCCAGACCAAAATCAAACATTTCTTTAAGGTTTTCTAAGGTCGAACCAGAGGGGGCTTTAGTGAGCGTTTCGAGTCCTGTAGCCACATTTGCTTTGTCAACCGCAATAGGTAAACCATCACCCAACCCAGCGGCTTTAAGATCGTCTGCTCTAAAAGATCTTTCGTTGATAATCTCATCAGGCGTTGCTTCTGGAAGTGTAATTTGTTGTCCCTTACTTTGGTTTGCAAGGGCTTCAGCAGCTTTTCGTTTAGCAGCTTCTTCAGCAGCTTTTTTAGCAGCAAGGGCTTTAGCAGCTTCTTGTTCAGCAGCATCAGCAGCAAGGGCTTCAGCAGTTGGTGCCCCCGTAAAACCTTGGTCTATAAAAACTTTCGCTAGATCGTCTTTAGGAACTAAATTAGGATTAAAATCTCTTCCCAAAGTTTTAAAAAATCCGGGTCCTTCTTTACCTATACCAGTAAAAGCATCTGAAAAAGCACTACCTGTTTGAGCAAAACGAGCACCGGGATTTGCCAAAGACTCTCCTATACCTCCCGTAAACGTTCCTCCTTTAGCAACACTTGAAATGCCTTTAAAAACTCCAGCCGTCGCTCCACCTATCAGACCCGCTTTTAAGGCATCTTTTATATTGCCACCCTGTATAAGCGTCCCTATTCCAGACCCCAACGCGGCACCATAAATAGCTCCAAGACCGGTCCCTGCCAAAGCAACACTTAAAATAATAGGTGCAACTTTTTTAAGAGCCTTACCTATCTTCTTGAATCCTTTTTTAATTTTTTTAAATAGGTCGGAAAAAAAACCAAACTCCATCAAACCAGTTTCAGGGTTAATGCTGTTTTTTGCAGTGCCCACAACGTAACGCTCTGGGTCTTCAATACCAGCTTCGCGTAAATGTTGGAAGATAGAATTTTTTAGTTCAGGGCTTTGATCAATAAGTTGTCGTGGAACAATTAACTCGCCAGTTTCAACGTGCGCTACCTGATCATCACCAAAACGACCATAAGCAGCAATTCTCACAGCAGTGTCTTCAAACCGGGCTATGCCCTCAGTGCCATATTCTTCTGCTGCGTTTTGCCGTTCAAGAACCCGAAAGTCCTCTTCAGACATAACAAAATCACCGATACCGCCGGACGGCACCTCTTCGATTTCAATTTTTTCTGCGGTTTGTGCCATTTTATGCTCCAACAGAGACTTGTTGTGGCAAATAAGCCATCATTCTACTACGTTTTTATGTTGTTGTAACAGTAACCGAACCTAAACCGGTAGTTCCTGTCACTCCCGCAGGGTTTGGCAAATTAGCTAAACTAATTCGTAAAAAACCCTCTTTCTGAAACAAGGCCCCTACTTCAAGACCTGCATCGTTTGTTTGTAAATTTGTAAGCGTCATATCCGTTGCTCTCCACGGCCCCGGATTATTCACCTGCTGCAAAAACACAGAGAACGCTCGTACCACTTCTGCCATAAAAACAGGGTCGTAGTCCGTGGGCGGATTAGGAAATAACGGTTGTACCAGTCCTCGACTCATCGTCTTCCATCCTGTCTTACATCAACACGGGGCACACCCAAACGCCATTTGACTCCGGCTGCTGTAGACTCCACACGTAACGCGAAAGACCTACCTCGAAGGCGCACATCTTTTTCTGTCGTAAACTGTTCGACGGGTACTGTTGCAGATCGTGTAATTGCCTCAGTAGTCGTTTGATCGTAAGTTGAACCGGGGAAACGTCGCGTTTTTATTGTAAAATTAGCGGAGGGTGCAGATGCCGTAGAGCCATCAAACGTAAGATCCGGTATTAAACGCCGTAAAAACACAAAATTGTTACCATCACCAATCGAAACCTGACTGCTTTCAACATAGGCTGTAATCGCTGTTGCGGGGTCCGTGCTCCCATCGTCATCATCCACTTCGTGGAGAAACAAACGTTTTGTCGTGCTGGCAGCTAACGGGTTATCGTTAATCCCGCGATCAATCCAAGCTGTTCTTGATAACGTGCCAAAGTACCACAGTTTGGTCTCATAGTTATAAATGACGTATCGATCAATTTCATCTGCCGTAGCAGAACAATAAAACCACCATACTTCAGAAAAGCTGCTGTTTAGCGCAGCAAACACTTTTTCGCTTTGAGCATCGTTAAAATCATTGAACACATACGCTTTGACCGAACACGGTAGCTTCTGGACCTGACCAGAATAAACATAGAAATCGTCTTTGCCCATCCAGAATACAAAATCATCAACAGCTTTCGCGGCTAACGGACCCTGTATCGTAATGTTCTCTGATAATTGTGAAATACCAAACGTAAAAGGTGGTCCAATAAATTGCATGGCGTGTAGAGACACATCAGTGAATACTAGGATTTGTTGTCGTGTTTCAACTGCAACAACAATCTCCGAACCCGAACCAATGCGTAATTCACCTGCGGTGTTAGTAGCCTCTGTTTTCCACGTAGTTAAACTCTCTTGACTACTAAAACGAATAAGCAGGGGGTCTTGCGTACCAATTGAGGTTTCACCATCACAACCAAAAAGGATGACGTGTCGATCACGATCTGAAACCATTACTTGTTTGGCTATTGTTGGGGTCGTTGCGTCTGAGCTTAGACTTGCAAGACTCACGGCCCGTGTGCCAACGCCGACGCTGGTATCCCAAAAGAAAATATCACCGTTGCGTATGTTGAGAAGTAAATCTTCGCCAAAGCTATCGTGGGTCCAAATTCTTAGTTGAGCACCAGCCGCCGCAATAGAGGCCGCAGACCCCCAAGTGCTTCGGCCCCAAGTGCTTGCACCCCACCCTGTTCCCAAGATAGTAGTGTCTAGCCCTGAGTTAACTTGGTACCTACCAATAATAGATCCTCCCCCGTTTCCAGAATCTGATCCGGTAGCGGTTACGAGGGTGGGACTTAACGCCCCGTTTACAGTAATTTCTGAAATGGTGCTTACTGTTCGTGCTTGAATCTTGTAAACATTGTCACTGACAATTTCAAATATTTCATATTCTTGGTTAAGTACGTCTGCGGTTATATTACCGCCTAAAGAAGCTGCGCCGCTAAAAGTTACAAAATCATTAGCAATTGCGCCATGCGAACTGTCCGTGACGGTTATAGTAGAAGATCCGTTGGACGCGGCAAAAGTAACATCTCCCGCAGCGGTTGTTGCCCTTATCGGCGTAACATCATTGTAAGCGCCACCTTCCTCAATATAATATTTGACGGTTGTGCCAACCCCCGTAAAAACACTACCGGTCAACGAAACAAAAGCATGTAGCGCACGGGAAGTGCCCAAAAAACTGGTTAGGGCGCTTTTTTGTACCCAGCCGCCAATTTTTTCGGGTACAGGTCCTCTAAACCGAATTTTGTCGCAGTCAAACCACCCACCCTCATTTGCGTAAGAAGTGGTTTCACGGTTAATTCCGGGGTTAAAAGATAGTTTCGTAAGCGGCATTTTATTTGTAACAAGTCCACATTATTTTGCAAGTCGTGCCATACAAAACAGTACTTGCAGTTAAGGTAAACCCGTCAGTGCCTATTGCAGAAACATATCCAGCGTTCATGTTCCCTACATAATTATTGATCCACCAAGCGTAATTATTAATTTGAGTTACGGCTAGGTAGCTAGGTGTATTAATAGCATTTCTTATATATGAAATTAAAACTTTGTTATCACTACTATTAGTAGAAGAAGTTCCAACTGAACGTCCTACACTTGTGGCAAAAAATGGATTACCACCTTGTCCAGCCCCGCCACCGGGCGTTCCTACTACATCCCCTCCAAACGCTTGAAGGACAATTAGACTTGGGGTAAATCCAACGCCTGTAACCGCATACGTTGCGTCTATTGAATCTGATATTGCTAGAAAACCCGAAACCGGCGTGGTTTCGGAAGCAATGGTCGAAAAAGACAACACCCCCGAACCATTCGTTGTAAGCGTCTGCCCACTTGAGCCGTCTGCGGCAGGTAATTGCAACGTGTAGCTAGAACCTATGGTAGCAGGAGCTTCTAAAGCAACATATTCTCCTCCAGAAGCATCTTGTAACCGTAAATCCCCCTCTGCCAAAATGTCTACTTGATCCGTGGTGACGCTACCATCAAAATAAGCGTCTTTGAACTTTTTGCTTGCAGAGCCTAGATCAACATCATTAGTAGTTTCTGGTGCTATCAACCCGTCAGAAAAATTAACTTGTGCAGTGCCACCGGCTGTAAACGAAAGCGTATCTGCGGCAGAGAAAAACAAACCACAGTTTGTATCGCCCGTATTGGTAATTGACGGCGCACCGGCTGACCCATCAGCAACACTGACAATACCACTGACTGTCACGTTGGCCGTGGTCACTGTTCCACTAGCGGTTACATTTACTGCTGTAGTGGTGCCTGTCAAATCAAGACCCGCTAAACCGTCTTCTACGATGGCGGTACTACCCCCACCATCTAAGAAAACAAGTTTGACAGCGCCGGTTGGGATGGTGACAGCGGCCCCGCCTCCAGAGCCTTGTTTGATCGTAATTGATTGCGACCCGGTGGTGGCGTTCTCTATCAGCATGACACGAGAAATAGTGTCAGGTGCGATACTTAATTGTCTTGTGGTAGTAAGCGTTGCGCCGCTCGTTACCTTGTAATACATGGCACGGGCAGCATCGTCTGCTCCGTCAGCCACGGTCGTGGTTGCATTAGCATCCGAACCAAAAGCCGCTTCTGTTGCATAACCCAGAGCTTTACCAATAAGACTTAGGTTAGTATTGGTTTTTGTACCCCAAGTACCTGACGCTTCTCCCGTTCCAATCTCTTCCAAGCGCAAGTTGTTAATATATGTTGATGCCATAGTCCTGTCCTACGTTGGTTTTACGGGCCAATCATTATTACCTGAACCGTAAACTTCAGGCGTTTTTAAATGCGGCCAGTTTGCATGTTGTGGTAAATCTCGTAACGCTTGCCTATACGTTTTCCAATCATCAGCGAGTGTAGCACCTGTTTCGGTAGCTTTCAGAACCATCCAATCGGTTTCTGCTAAAAGGGTATCTCTTTGTGCTCTATTTGCTGCGGCTACAGCACCATTGGAATCGGTCTTGATAACGGTCTTTTGACTTTCTGTTAGGCTTTCTATTTTTGTTGTGTAGGCAACCCCTGCACTGACATAAGGAATAACAGAAACACTTTTTTGTGTTAAAGGATCATAAGTCTGTGAAGTAACTGCTGGTACAACATTATTAGCTGCCATCCAATCGGTCGTAGGGCCGCTCTCTGGGAAAGAAACATCAGGAAAAAGATATTGATGTTCGTTGATGGCTAAAACTATGTCATTGCTATCCAACATTGCTATTTTCATTTTATATTCTCTTAGCTTCCTAAAGTTGGCTTTGTGTCTGGGAATTCTGAGGTACTGGGCCAATCCCTTAATGCTGTTCTATACGCTGCAATTTCAGTTTTTTGTGGATGGTCTGTTAACACAGATAACGCATCAGTTCTTACTAACTCGCTATCCCGCCACTGTCTTGCAGTTATCAGTTTAATTTCGTTCACTTGTGGATCAACCCAAAGTTCATAACTGCTAAAATTATCTTTAACAAAATCTTCTGAACCAACTACAAAATTTATCTGGTTGCCATCAGCATCTTTAATAATATATTTATTAGACATCTTTTTTCCTTAACCGTAGGCCAGATAGTGAACTATAACGACCCCATTGCCACCGTCGCCACTAAACATTCCTTCGTTCCCTGCGCAAGCTGCCGCACCTCCACCGCCACCCAAAGGGCCGCCGTTGCCTTTCAGCGCAGCAGTATTGCCATCACTAGAGTCTGCACACAAGGCTCCACCACCTCCAAATATGCCGCCTGTAGCATCGGCATACTCGTTATAATTTCCCGCAGAAGCACCTCCTCCAGCACCCGCACCGCCTGTAGAACGTGGCCCCACCTCGTAGGTTCCTCCTACGCCTGTCCCGCCATCACCAAACACATTAAGAATGTTTGAGGGAAACGCTGCCCCTTCGGACGTACCAAATAACCCATCACTACTGGCACGTTTCTGAGAGGCATTAGTTGTTAGCTCCGAAAAGTTCATGCCACCGGATGCCCCAGCTAGAGAAAGCGCACCTCCCTGCCTGATGCCCCCTGTGATTGGATAACCAACTGCACTAGAATTCTGTGTAGCACTGACGCTAGCTGCTGGCCCACCAGAACCACCGCCTGAAGTTCCCACTGCGCCAGCCGTTGTACCTGTGCAAGCACCTCCAGCACCTCCAATACCGCCACCCCCTGTTGCTCGTTCTTGTGAGGCTATAGCGGCAGGAATTGCTCCACCTGCGTGACCAACAGCAGATCGTATTGCTACTGCACCACCACCCGTTGCTGCACTACCATTATTCGCACCAGCCCCAATTGCACCCCCTGCGCCGCCAACACGATTACTTGTACCGCCACTAGCTGTTCCTCCAGCACCACCAGCCACTGCTGATGTGGACGAATATACTGCAGCCCCGCCTGTGCCTCCGTTTCCATTCAAATCAACGGTTGTTCCTGACGCAGTGACAAAACGACTGTTGCCACCGTTGCTTCCTGCAACAGCGTTAGCGCCTGTTGCCCAGTTTGATTGTGAACTAGCCCCGCCAGCGCCGATTGTGACGGTGTAGGTATCGCCTTCTTTTACCGATATGATCTGCTCCGACAAGCCTCCAGCACCACCTCCCGTGGCTATCCCGTTAGGAGCACTTGCCGCCCCAGAGCCGCCACCGCCAATTACAATGACCCGGATGACACCTGTTCTGCCAACAGTCCATGTTTGGCTGTTAGTGAGCAAAATTTGCTCAAGCATAGATTGATTGTCGCTTCCTAAAACTGCCATCTATAATCTCCTAGATTGCAAACCAGCCAATAGTGTCATCAACGTAGACTAGTTGAACGCTTGCGCCCTGAATCAGTGTGCCATTTTCAGCAGAGCTATTAATTTTCTGACTTCCATTTCTCCCAACAGTTATCAACGCTGCTCCTGCATTTGCAATTATCACAGTATCGTTGGCAGAACCTGCTGGCAGAGTGATTGTGAACGCCGTACTTGCGTGGTTGCACACTAGTTGATCGCCAGCACTTGCTGTGTAGTTAGTTGTCTTGATTGCCCAAGCTGTATAAGCTCCCCCGGCTGAAGCAAAACTTAACACTCCACTACCATTCGTCTGCAAAAATTGGTCTGCATCGCCATCACTAGAAGGGAGCGTGAGCGTTATATCTGCTGTAGCAGCAGGGCCGATAAGCGTTACTTTGTTGGTACCGTTATCGGAATCTTCAAAAAACTCTATGAATCCTGCGCTCGTAGCTCCGTTTTTTAACTGCAAACCTGCATTGACCACAGGTGTTGTGATCGTAGGAGTAGTTAACGTCTTGTTAGTCAGCGTATCTGTTGTACCCGTGCCTACTAGCGTAGTAGTTGCCGTAGGCATACTAATCAGGGCTTCTGTGTGATTGATTACATTAGAAGCAGGTACAAGTGCATAGTTGCCCATGTAAGCATGAGAAGAACACTGATAATACAAAATGCTGGGGGTGTCTTCATCTACGTCAATCTGCGTATACGCTCCCGCGCTTCCTGCCGTACCATTAGTCGTTACTCCTGATGTATACGCGGTGGTCTTATCCGCATCTAGGTAAAAACGTAACGGGTGGGTGGAGTTCGTGCTGTCGGATTGATCGAAACGGTAGTAATACCCCGAATCAGAAGTCACATTGTCGGCACCATTGAGTTGTAGCGCAGGGGCTTCGATACCATCTAAAAAGTAAGCCAAACTACTACCATCCCCGTTGTACGGATGCGCGGCTGTTTTCGTGCCTACCGTGACAGCAATGCTAATTGGTGCAGAAGAACTACCGTATTTACCACCAATCGAATCGACTGCAAATACAGTATCTGTATTAAAAAGTTCTTTTGATACTTTGGTTAACGCCATTAGCGTCTTATCCCACGCTTAAATTCAGCTACTCTGTCGTTGGTAAAGATGTCTTCAGCAATACAAGCTGTCATCACATCATTAAATCGTGTGCTTTCAACATTGACTTCCCCATCGCGGTGGGTCATTAACAGTGCGGTATCAGCGATAATTTGTGTGCTGCTTCTGAACAATGCACACGCCTCCGTTTCTGTTAAAAGATCAAGCCAAACAGAGGAAGAGAACGACAACTGTCCTAATTGACCTACTTCTACATAGCTATAAGATTCCATAATACACCGCCATTTCGTCTACCCAGTTATGGACATCAGCCTCCAAGTAAGGGGCATTTGATTTACCGTAAATACTACTGCGATTAGGGAAAAAATATCTTCCTCGCCATCTTGCCGTATTAATTGCACTAGCACCCCACGGCATTTCATTCGCTATCCCAAACAAAGCGTAAGCAACAAATTTACCAGTAGAAGTATTTATTAGTTGCCCATTTTGCCCTGCGGAGGGATTAGCAGTTACCTGTGGAAAATAAGTTATCCAGATAATGTTATTTGCTGTCGGCCCCACCAAGCCATATCCATACAGGACTTGTTGCGTAGTAGAAAAAGTAGACCCTAATAAATTTGAATACGTTAAACTGCCATTTGAAAGAGATACAGTAATTTTAACACCGCGATACGGTACTCCAGACGCAGCATTGCCCCCTGCTGACTGTACATTGGTAAGCACTATGTCCCCTGACCCATCTCCTCCTGCTCTGGACATAGAAGGGCCATAGACTCCAAAGTAGTCTAGGCTGTTAAAACTAGCATTTCCAAGCTGAGCATTTCCTATCTCAGTAACAGTACCGGCCTCGTTAACAGATGACGTATATATTGTGTTTGGACTCGTCCCTGTATCTTGCGTCACAATATAAAGTTTGTTGTCAGCATCGTCCATGAAGAAGTTAACCCACTTATCCGTTTCACCATAACCAGAGGCTTCGTCTATTGTCATACCGCCATTCCAAACGCCATCTGTCACTTCTGATCCATCTGCGTTGTACTGGTAAACATTAGCCGTGGTGCTGCTGTACTGAACCCTAATTGATCTTCCAGCAGTTCCTCCTGAAAATCCGGGGAAGAAATAGTAGGCTCCTATTCCATTTCCCATGCCCGACCAAAAGCCCAAAGAAGTATCGGGTTGTGGAAAAAGAGGAGCTTTCTTTGGGTCTTTTAATCTAGTTAAGCCAGCCATTATTCATCAAACCCCATCATAACCATGTTTACACTAGCGACTGTGCTTCTACCAATAACATAGTCACTAGCCCCTGCTACTACCGGAGAAAAACTTATACTCTCATCTGGTCCAATCTGCGTGTTCTCTAAAAGCTTTTGAGCGTTGGCAAACGTGGCAGAGGAATCTCCTACACCTAATTGCACAAACGCTGAAGTTGAACTGCGATTGAGTATGTGAACAGTATAAGTACCTCCACTGGAGCCAGCCTGTCCAATATTTGCTGTAGTATTTGCTGATAGGTCTACACCTGATATTTTAACTGCCATTATAATTGTCCCATGAAAAATGCTTTACCGACACTTGGGCCGCTTGCTGGTGCATCAGAAAATGTTGGAGGCGCACCTGCTCCAGCAGACGTTAAAAGTTGCCCTGCACTACCTGTTGCCACAGCTACAGGATTACCTGACGCATCGTAGCTAATTAAATTTCCATCAGTTCCAGTTGCCATCTTAGCAAGAGTCACGGCATCGTCCACTATAGACGCTGTAACTACCGCACTGGCGGCCAACTGATCTGCTCCCACAGCATCATCGGCTATTTTTGCTTGGGTGACGTTATCATCAACGATAGAGGCTGTGACAACCGCACTGGCGGCTAACTGGTCTGCACCTACCGCATCATCTGCGATCTTAGCTTGGGTCACATTATCATCAACAATAGAAGCCGTGACGACAGCACTGGCGGCTAACTGGTCTGCACCTACCGCGTCATCGGCTATTTTTGCTTGTGTCACTGCATCAGTGGCTAACTTTGCAGTGGTGACTGTGCCATCACCGGGCGTTCCTACGGAAGACTCTGAAAACCCTGTTACCTCCACACTGCTTCCATTCGGAGGAGCCGTGCTGAAAGTTAAAGTCGTTCCAGAAACAGCGTAGGTGCCTTTTTCTTGGTAGACACCATCAATAAATACTTGGGTATTGTTCTCTGACCCCGGTGCGGTGGTTAACGTAAATGCCGTGGTGCTGCCGTTCCCTGTCGCTTCCGTAAGCGATACACTGGTTGCACCCGAACCACCAATATCGCCCCAAGCGTCAGTATACCCTTCAAAAGCTCCTGTCGTACTGTTGTAACGAAAAGCTCCTGCAACACCCGTTGGTCTGTTCCCTGTCGAACCTGATGGCACATAGAAAGCTTGTGAGCCAAAAGCGGCAGCGGTGACATCGACTACGGCTGCGCCAGATCCTGCCCCGTCCAAATACACAATGCGTTTTGTGCCATTGGTTATCGTAACTGTCGCACCAGAGCCTTGTTTTATGATTATTGATTGACTGCCGCTGGTGGCATTTTCAATGATTTGCACCCGCTTTAATGTATTTGGGGCAAGCGAAATCGTACAAGCAGAATCCAAAGTGCCTGTATATTTTAGATGGAGTGCTCTTGCTGGATCAGTAGCCCCGTCAGCTATAGTAGAAGTATGCGTATCGGCATTGGTTGTAATGCCTTCTTCTCCAATACCAAGAGCTTCACCAATCAACTCTAAGGAGGCATTTGTCGTAGTCCCCCAATCAGCATCGCCATCTGCGGGTTCCGCTACTCTTAAATTATTTACATAAGTTGCTGCCATAATCTACGCCGCTATTTCTGTCCAATTTGGAGATTGTGAGGGAGTTTCGTTGGTCCAATCAGGTGTTTGATCTGGGTTTATTGAACTCCAAATATTAACCGAACCAAGACCACTTGTTGCAGCAATGCCCGTCAATGCTATGGTGGCACCAGACCCGTTTACAATTGTTACAGACCCTTCTGAAGTTACTGCCGCTACACCAGATACTGAAACAAACACTCCTGCTAAAGCTGTCGCCGTGCCAAGCGCACTGGTCAAAGCGGTAAAAGCTACATCGGATTCATAGCCCCCCTCGTTGTAACCTTGGGTTATGCTGTTATAACCCGAAAAGAAAATAGTAACGTTTGACATCACGCAATCCTGATTATTGCACTGCTTGAATCTGCGGTCGGAAATTGAATTGTAAAATCTCCTGAAGAAGACGTTTTATCTGATCCAAAGTCTAATATTAAAATTGCTCTATTAGCGGAACCGGCTGTTGTGCTGGAGTTGTAGATCATGGCCCCTCTAGCGGTAATAGAAGAGCTTCCAAACGTTAAATCAGCAAAATCTGTCAAAGCTGTTGTGCTGGACGTTGTTGGGGTTACGTTAGTCAACGCTCCGCCTCCAGAGCTATATCCGGTGCCAGAAGCTTCGTTACTAGCGGTAAAAGCGGTAGTCGAGGCACTCAAGGTCGCACTACTGGTATATAGAGCTAATTTAAAAGCGTTACCGGTACCCGTAGAGGTTGTAGTACCGCCGCCGCTACCGTTCGTAAAATTGTGTACACCTTGTAACAGTTCTTGTTTAAAAGAAGTACACATTGCTTGTGTAATAGCCATTATAATTTCCTCAAGATGTTTGCCAGTTCAATTTGGCCTTGTTTTTCTGCTTGGTTTGCAAGCGTCGTGCGATCACTTAATATTGCTTGTCTTGCGGTATGCACAATTACCCAAAACATTCTTTCTTGAAAAGCAAGCGCCTGTGCTTTCAACACAGGGTCTGTGTCGTCAGAAATTTCAATTATTTTTTTTACAGCAAAAGACGCTAATTCTTCTGGTGTGTGTCCTCTGTTTTCAGTAGTTTTCACTTCAACAGAGCCAACTTGATTATCTAAATTTACTGCAAACATTATTGTTTCTGCCTTATTACTTTACCAGTCATGTATTCATCGGTTACTTCTTTTGCTTCACCAAACATTTTAAGAGCGTTTAGAGCTTCCAAAAAACGTTTATCATACAAAGAAATTAAATCTGCTTCTCCCTTCATGTAAATATACGCCTCCAATAAACAACCATAAAGCAACGCAACATCCGCGTTTGTGCTCAACCATGTTGTGCCACCCTCTGCCCCTGCTGTCAAACTAGCCGGTCGATAAAGATAATGCAATTCTGCATTAAAATTACCGTTTGGAGTAGGTCCTATAATAAAGTTGTCTACGTCAAATTGTGCATAAAATCTAGGCGACCCTGTGGTAGAAGAATCAGGGTTAATTGTTTGTATAAAACTTGGGTCTTTAAACTCTAAAAAAACATGCTCACTTGATGAATTTATAAAAGATAACGAATAGGGAGCTAAAAAATCTGTGGGACAATTTAAATATTTGTTGCCTGAAGACAAAAGACCCGTTGCGTTTTTTCTAAAAAAACTTAATTGAACATTTTTAAGAATGCGTTCTTCGGCTTGACGTATAAAAATTGGCAAATTAGTAACAAAACCAGACTCATCGTATTCAGTGTAATCTTGAATAGCTGTTTTTAGTTGGGCGTATGTAAAGCTCATGTGGTAATCACCGTTACTTCTCCTACAACAGCATTTGCAATAAGTAAAACAGGGCTTGGATCAGGCACAGTGCTGACTCCTACAAACACTTTTAAAGGCTCCGTGCGATCTGGTCTTGCATCTCGCAAAGCTTGAGGGTCTACATCAGAGCGAAAAGGTCCTAATTGTGGTTGTTTTGGTTCGTATTCATCTTTGCCAACCAACATGCCCGTCCACTCTTTACGCATATCTTTGTACCGATATCGAAATCCAGATCGGTCAGATATAGCGTAAGCGTGTTTTCCTGAAGCATACTTTGCCATTTTAAGTCCTAAAGTACATATAGTTTGGCGTTATGTTGAAAGAAGCTCTATCTCTATCTTCATTCGCCGCCCTATCAAACTCTTCCTCATAAATTGTTTTTAACAATTGTGTTCTTTGAGGAGCTTTTTTAACCGATATATAATAAGCCAAACCCGCTGCAAGACAAGGAAAAAACCTGAAGGGCATGTCTACGGTGTTAGTATAATTACCTGCGTCATCTATGCGGGTTAAAGCATCATATACAACCACATCTGTACTGTTTTCTGGCGTAGGCCAAAGATTTAAAACAGGGGTAACTTGTCTATTAAGGAAAAACTGATTAGGTCTTGCTTGCGTAGTTTTGTTAGGTATGTTCAAAAACTCACTACGGCTTAATCTTGCCGCAGAAATATCGGTGTTATCCCGTCTTACTACTACGGATAAAATATCTATAATATCCGTTCCAAGATTGTAAGACGCAGTACCTGCGGTTACTGCTTGTGTGCGTTGGGTAATAGTCCATTGGTTCAAACCTCTATTTGCCCAATCTGCAAAAAGAATATTTAAAGACCTTCTGGCTGATTTTAAATCGTAGCCTGTCCGGGCCTCTAAGCCGCAACGCTCATACGCCTCTTCGATGTAATCATTTACATCTAGTTCAAAAGCTGTGGTCCCAGAAGTAGCCATTTCCGCATCCTATTCGTCTTCTGTCTCATTATCGTGATAAAGGTTGTCAAATACAATGGATGGGTCCATATAGCTTTCATGCCCCTCTGCGGAATGTGTGGTCTGGCTAGGGCGAAAATCAGGTGCTCCCTCTCCAGTAGCCCATAAAGCAGGGCTTGTAGCCCTTACTCTATTATTTGGCAAAGCCACAATATTACCGTACCAAGCTCCCGGCTCTGTAATATACATAACATGGCTTTGTTTATGTTGGGCAGGATCATCCGCAATATCATGGTCCGTATAATCGACGGTAAACATATATCTGGCAGAGTAAAATTCGTGATCAATTTTTGCAACCCAAGGACTACTACTTACACGATCCATCACAACTATGCCATGATTTCTCGACTCGCAATCCCACGGTTGTGCTAAATGATCTATCATTCTTTCGGGCCATTCATCCATTACTATATCCGCAACAAGTGCCTGTATGGGCATTCTTGCCCACATTGCCCCACCATGCAGGTTTGGTTCGTCATCGTCCGAATCTATTTCACATCCGGTAAAAACCACCTGAAAACTTAAACTTCTATCGGGTATTGTGTTTACAGCAATCGCCATTGCATGAAGATAATCTCCATGATGCCGCATGTGATTACACGTAAACTCTCTTCTAACCCAACAATTAAAATGCGGTATATTGCTTATTAAATACGGCATTCTAAGAAGTTTTAGTTACAGAATACCCTTTGCCTTTCAAAAACGCTCGTGCTTTAGCAACAGTCATTGCTCCACCTTTTGAGCCGTTTTTGCTTTTCTTTACAGCGCCACCTTTTTTCATACCTTTCGGATAAGACGCACCGCCTTTACGCATCATCTTAGGTGCGCCACCTTTTCTCATCATCTTAGGTTTTTTTCCAGCCATTTTTTCCACCTCACACTCTTGAAACTGAACCCGTAGTTACTTTCCTACGATTTGGCAAAATTGCACCACAACCCCTTGCAACTAAGCCCCCTTTTCTCATGTTCTCAACTTTTGCCGCTTTTGTATTAGAAACTACTTTTTGTTTAGATTTCTTTTTCTTTTTAGCGGTTGCCGCTCTTTCTGCTTTCGTTAAAGATTCTGCTTTGGATCGAGGCAAACATCTATCTGGTCGTTTTTTGTTCTTAGAAGTCCCACAAGGCCCTTTGATAGAACCATCTGTTCCAATTCGGACCCAATCTTGATCAAGCCATTTTTTTAACTCGCCCACAACAATTTACTTCCGTTTACGTCGCGAGGCTTGCTTCTCTTTTGCTTGATCTTTTTTCATCTTTTCTAAAACCTTGGCTTGACCTAAATGAAGTTTTGAGGCTTTTTTCAAACCTGCAATCACTTTATTTAAGTCTTTTGTATATTGTGCCATTTTACTTTCCTTTACGTTTACCACCTTTTGCTTTTTTTGCGTAATTAGGGTCCTTGCAATACTTGGAGGCCGCTAAATTTGCATAAGCAGAAGGATAAGTATCAAAAGTTCTTTTAGCCCACGCTTTACCTTCAGGGCAAATTTTACTGCCTTTTGATTTAGAAGAAACCTTTCCCCCTTTGCGAAAGTAAGTAACCTTCGGGGTTTTTGGTTTCGGACCTATTTTTACGGTACGTTCCATTAAGCATGGAAAGCGGTAATAGTAGTAAAAGTAGCTACGGTGTACTGAATATACACCCCGTCCGTAAACAAAATCCCCTCTTCAGGGATATGCACATCTCGTGTAACGGTAGCACTAGCAACAGTGCCCAGCTTCATTACAGAGGTGCCTGTTGGCGACGTTGTTAAAAAATCCAAAGTACCGTCTGTACCAGAATTAACAATATAAGCACCTTTTAAGCGCGATCTTCCCGCAAAAATAACATCTGCTGCTCCCGCCGCCATTCCAATAGAAACATTAGCCGCAGGTTGCGACGAAGCCGCCGCCGCAGTTATGGTCTTAAAATATTTCGTACCGGAGTGAGCAGTAGCTGCTCCAGAAAGCGTAATGACTTCTGTTTGGGAATCGCCGTTTACGTCCGTGCCTGTCAAAGTAACAGTTTTACCATTATCACCTGTCCCGGCTGTCGTACAGGTAATTAGCCGTCCTGCGGCAAAAGTAGCTACCCCACCATCGGTGTCCGTGCCATCTATTGTAAAATCAGTATTGGGACGGGCGGCGGCTGCTACAGAAGCAGCGTCCACTGCATTTGTGTCAGCAGTTATAAAAACTGCTTTTACGTCTGAACCTGCCATCGGTTATTCCTCTATTTCTCCACGTAAAATCATAGCTTTACGAGCAGCACTACCCTCTGGGGGAAGTGCTACCGTAGAACTTGTTTTAGCTTTAGCTTTAGCTTTCGGCTTGGTTGTTTTCTTAGTTTCACTAGATTTTGCAACCATCACTAATCACCTCAACGATTTTGTGCTGTATATAAATAATCAACAGTCATGGATTTAGTTCCAGTCGCAGACCCAGACAATTCCATAGCCCCGATTGTTAAATTCTCATCATCGGGAAGATTAGCTGTGTGCGTGGCTACAAGGTTTCTGTTTACAAAAAATTCAACTGAACCTGTGCCTTTTACGTGGAAACCAAGCGTAACGTAAGTACCGCTTACTATATCCACTCCAGAGTCTGTTGTGGTTGCGGTGCCGTCTTTTTCTGTTACACAGTCAATATTACTGTCGCCATCATCAATTTGGAAAACAATTCTGTCGGCTGCGGTTAACATGGCTTCTGGATTAGTAGCAAAATTAACGGTCAGACCAACACAAACGTCCATCGCATCGCCTTCTGCATCTGTAATGAACAGTTTTGTTTCAAACCAAATATCTCTTGACGAGGACAAAGCATATATTTCGTTGCCTTGTAGGGAAGCTCCATCGTTATCAGTTGTGGCTTGAGAAGTCAGAACCACGGTGCCATTTAGTAAATCTGCTCCAATAGCAGCAGTGGCACTAGAATCTTTCACTACAGTCCAATCATTAGTAGTGTCTAAAGTAACACCAGTAAAGTCGTCCATGTAGACTAAGTAATCGGGGTTTTTGTCAACGGGCAGGTTTTCAAACCATTTACGGTCTCCGTTTTTACCTGCAAAAAGGATAGGTCCGGTAAAATGAACAGCCATTTGTAGCTCCTGTCTTGGCTTTAGTCAGCCCCCAATGGGCTGTCAGGAAATCAAACTATAACGCAAAATAAAAAAGGCGGCAAGCGCCGCCTTTTTCAATAGAGAGCAAATTAAGCTCCCGGTGTACCGATCACTGATCTCCAATCGGAAACGCCGAACGAGTAACGCTCACGGGCTTTGAAACGCATGTTGCCAGTATCAAAGTCTCCTTCCATTGCCGTTTTAATAGGCGAACGGTTGAAGTATTTGAAACCATTTGGCGCATCAGTTTTAATGAAGAATGCGTCTGTGTCAGTGAGGAAGTGATTAACTACCGCACCTTCAGGAAGCATACCCATTGCCTTGTTTGCGTTAATGTCATTGTCAGCAGTTCCGGGTCGCAGATTAGAATTAATAATTCTTTCTGCAATGAACTGGAGTTCTTTAGGAATAATAAGTTTCATTCCACGAACTGCGATCTTGAGGCCACGCTCGTCGGTAAAACCAGCAATATCGATCAACATTTGCTCAAGCGAAGTCTCGTTGAGATCCGCAGAAATTGTTAATACGTTACGTTGATTACCTGACAAGGAAGGGTGAGAAGCAGAGCATAAAGCCGCGCCATCACCTAAAGCAAAGCCATCACTGGTAGAAAAAGCGTTGTTAAGAATAGCAGCCGCTTTTATTTGCTTTGTAGTAGCCATTGATCGTGCCAATGCCTTTGTATACCTTGAAGCAAGACGATCATAAAGATTATCTTCAATAGCTTCCTCAGTAATTGAGAAAGCAAGAGCGATAGTCTCATGCGTATATCTTGCAGTGTAGGTTTCTTGCGCGTCGTCAAAGCTAATTGTTCCACCTTCACTTTTAACGGGTGCGGTTGCGAAACCACCTAACATAACTTCTTCTTCAAAGGCTCTGTCCGAAGACTCCTCTTCAAAGATTTCAGAATGCTCATTTTCGTAGCGATCATACTCTAAACCGAACAGCGCATTGAGGCCGGGTTCTAGCTCTTTCGCTAATTGCGATCTTGAAATTGCCATTAGTCAGCCTCCTTAAATGCCCGTCGATGTCGCAGTGGTTTGCGAATCGAAACGGCTCGTGGATGAATTAAAATGAGCGTTAAGACGAACCAATACAGGGATACCCGCAGCCGCAAAATCGCGGTTTGCAGCCTCATCAGCTATGCCGACAATTCTTAAGGGTAAAGTTGCAGTAGTTGCTATTGTGCTCACGCCAAGTGCAGAGTTTGAAACGCCTGTGTTATCACTTCCAGTTCTTGCAGAAGTTCCTAAAGAAGCATTAGCGAAAACAGCCGCTTGCGCGGTTGATCTGTCTGTTAAAGACGCATCGCTTGCTACTTTAAAAATTTGCATCGGGTCATCTGCTACAAACGCTTTTACAGGGAAATTTGTATCAACGCTTACCGATCCAGAACCGGGCCAGTAGTTAAGCCAAACAGGTTTTTTTTGTACAGAATCTTGGTACTGTACGCCCATCAGAACACCCAATGCTTGCGTCGTTCCGCCATCGGTAGCTCCTGCATGGGCTATTACACCCGCAGCAAGAGGTACACAAATACCGTATTGATATATAGCATTGGTATTGTTAGAGGCAATCTCATACTCAGTTACTCCAGTAGAGTTTACGCCACTTCCAACAATTCCGACAGGACGAAGACCAAAGGCAGTGTTGCTATTAGCCATTTTACTTCCTCCAATAAATAACGGTCATCACGACTTACGTGGACCGCCAAAAGTTACACGAGATTGACGATCTGGTTTTGAAATCGTCATAGTTGAGTGTGAATTTTCTCGCAGCATGTCTGAATCTACAGCTTCCATTTGATCTGCATTTTTTGAATTAAAATATGCAGTTCTTTCAGCTATTGTTTCTAAAGGCATTCTTGCAAGAAGCAACCCACCTACTCCAAACACACCTTGGTATCTACCTGATTCGACAACAGGGGCTTCAAAGTCTGGATATTCGTCAGAACGAACTAACTCCCAGCCCTCTCTCAATCTTGCACTGATGTTCTTGGTATCATTAAAACCACGGACTTCATCACGAATCCAGCGGTGTTTATACCCATCAGGCGCAGGTGGTGCATCTAACATAGATGGTGGACTCCAAGGCTTACGCATAGCCTTTTTGTCTCTAGTATTATTAGCGCGAGAAGTTCTTTTGATAGGCGCATCAACTGTATTGTTTTCTTCACTCATATCCTTACTCCTTCACGTATTTCGCGTATTCTTCAAGCGGCACACCCAATTTTTTTGCTATTGCAATTTGGCTAGGGGTGAGTCTAACCTGTCTTTTCCCACTGCGCCCTGTTGTTTGTCTACTAGCAGAAGCCACTGTCTGGGCTGGACGGCGGTTCTGGTCTTTAAACTTATGCGGAAACTCTTCTGTGACTCTCCGATCTAATTCATTATAGTAATCATCTGTCTGCGGGTCAAACCCCTCTTCTTCGACTAACTTTTTGTGTATACCAAAAGCCGCATACGTCATAGCTTCATCTTGACCAAACCAATCGTTTTTTACGGCCCATTGTTCTGCTTTAGGGTCGGGCCTTTTTGGTTGAGGTTGTTGTTGAGGCATTGGTTGATTAACTTGCGCCTGTTGTTGGGCTTCAAGTTGTTTCTGATATCTTTCTTGTTGGACTTTAGCTTGTTGAGCGCGATCATTTTCAATAGCCAGAGAAGTTATGTGCCGTTGAGCTTCTACCGCCGCTTTTGTATCGCCAACATCCAAAGCACGTTGCATGGCTTCTTCAGCTTGCTGTTGTTGAGTGGTTACTCTATTACTAAACTCGTTAACATAATGACTATCCAAACTGTTCATACGAGTTTTTATTTGTTGAGACTCTTCTTGAACTTGTTTGGCATAGTTTAGTGCTTCAGCTTCGCGGCGCTCTGCCTCACGCATTTTTTTAGTCAAACGGTTTATCCGTTTTTGCGTGGCTGTATCAGCCTTATCAAATTGATCTTCTGTAGTTCCTTCAAAACTTTCTTCAGTACCTTCTTCGTCAGTAGAGGCTACTTCAACTACAGCTTCTTGATCGTCTAGTTCTAGTTCTACTTGTTGGTTTGTATTTTCAACACTCATAAGTCACCTCTAATAATGTTTGACATCTTCTGGGTCTGAAATTCTTGCAAGAATTTCATCATCATTTAAAATTCTTACCTCTCCCCCATCGATAGAAAACCTTGACCCGGCATAACGGGCAAACATCACCCAATCTTTTTCTTTACACCACGGACCTACAGGAAACTTTTCGGGATCTTTGTAAGCTAAATCACCGACTTTCAAAACATATCCTACTTGCGTGGAAACGTGTTGTTGTTCGACAGATTCTTTAGGTAAAGCAATTCCCCCAGATGTCTTGCCCACCCCTCTATACGGAAGAATTAATATTCTCCATCCAGTAGGTGAGGGCAACCTTTCCAACAAGGTTTCACCTATATTTTCAGGTCTTAGATAAGGGCTTTCTTGATAAACGTCTTCCAACGTTTTTGCTTCACTTTTTATTTGAAAGTTTGCGCTTGGGGCCGCAGAAAGGTCTATTTCTGACTTACTCATGGTCTTGCTCCTGTTTTTCTAGCAGGGCTTTTAACTCCTGATCCACATGATTTAGGGTTTGTAAATTACCCATAAGCTCACGATATTGCTCCATAGATTTTACGTTTCCGTAAATTAACAAATCAATAACAGCTTGCCTACGATCTCTAGTTATTGAAAAGACTGCCGAAGCAGCATCTATCTCATTCATTCTTATATTTACACATATAATCTTGGATCGTCAGATTTTATCTGATCAAATCCTATATGTACAATAACTTATACTGTGGTCCAGTCCTCTCCTTGCCACAACAAAGCTTCTGCCTCTCTTCTTCGCACCAGCCCATCTAAAACTTTACCACTTGCGCGGTTCCAACGTTTTATCTGGTAAGGAATATCAGCCCTGCTAGTATCACTATCGTCGTTAATACGCTTGAGCAAAGTAGACTCCCGTAAGTTAGTTCCACCAAGATTGTAGACCCAAGAAACGAGCGCATCAAATTCATTTTGTTTGAGAGGTATGTCAACAAGTCTTGCGATTGTGCTTTCAAACTCTTCGAGATCGTCCTGTAAAAAACTCTCAGCTTCGTCTTTTGTACAGGTATGTCCTTCTTCCACACCTGAAGTGTGTCCAAAACCAATCGTCCATACGGACGCGCTGCATTGATAAGCCTGAAGTTCACATCCTTCAAATTTTTTAATAAGAGCAATCCCTTCTGCACTGGTTTTCATCCCATCTCCAAAAAATATAAGATAAAGGCTACCATACTTTCTTCATTTTTTCTCAGATGTTTCACGTGGAACTTTTACAAAAGCTTCGTTAACATCGGGAGTTGATTCATCGTCCCCAACAAAACGACCTTGGTCATCTCTGGCTCGAACTAAATCAAATTCTTTCTTAGGGAATAATTTTAAACCTATGTTTTTAAACCACTGGATCATTTTATTTTGACACTCCTTTATACTTTTCAAAACTGCGTAAAGACCCAAGTCCTAGTAATCCGCCCAAAACGGTAAGAAGAGAAGACATATCAAAGTCTGGTAGATCCGGTATTTCCTGACCTGCATAGCTTAGTATAAATATTAAAAGAGGTTGAAAAACAAAGTGCCATCCGAAAGCAATTGCACAAACCCAACCGACTAAGGGCCTCCAAGATGATTGAAACCAGTTACCTTGGGCCTCAAGCTTATTTACCTCTATTTGAGCTAATGCAGCGTCGTGCGCCTGTTTTTCCGCCATCGTAGCAATTTCGTGCGCCAAAGCGTTTTTCTGGTCTTTGTCTTCTACAAACTTATCTAACAATCCGGTGACGGGGCCAATCAGTTTGTCCAACATAGCAGGTTCCTTATCGTCTACTCATAAAAGCCGTGGCTCCAAAATAAGCAGCCACAATTGAAGCCTGTGCAATATAGAACAGACCTAGTAAATCAGAAAGTGCTTGCACCCTTGAATCAGGCATTGCTGGAAGCATTAGAAAAACAGAAAATAACACCATGCTAATCATAGCAACCCAAGCCATTTGTTTTTGGCTGTCAGCTTTTTCTTCTCGTAATTCCAGTTCCACAAATTGTTGATGGCGTTCCAGTTCTTCGTCAGTTATCTCACCATCACCATCTAAATCATATTTTTCATATTTGCTGGTTGGTTGTAGTTTTTTTGCCATGTTAAATTACATCCATTTAAAAACAGCTACTACTGTAATGATAAAAGGGTAAACCCCCCACAACATTAATTCCAACTTATCAAATTTTTTTGATCCAGACTCTAAGCGTTGTTCAATGTTTTGGTAGCGCAATGAACATTCTTTTTCGTGGCTATTAATACGAGATATGGCTTCATCTACAGGAGGCATTTTTAATCACCACTTTACCTTGTGTGACCAATACCGTGCTGAAAGCTTTGATGGATTCGGATCTTGGGCGTTGTGCCTTGCGTAATATGATTTTCTTCTTGCCTTATCTTTTTTTGACTTTGGGTTCTTACCTGCTCCTCGCACACCCTGTTGACCAAAACGGATGGTTTTTACTTTATCTCCTACTTTTGCCACGACAACATGACTTTTTGTCGGATGGTTAGGAGTACGTTTCGGCTTGTTGTACCCGGTCACCCCTGCTCGTTTCAGTCTTGAGTCTTTTTCTTTAGCCATTAGTCACGTACGACGATACTTCCAAATTTTCTGGGGTCATATGCGGGTGCGTTCTTCGGTCGGTATATTTGAGTGTCTACTACATCCATAAAATTGTCTGGGCGGTCCATCTGCACCAATTCAGGCCGACCTGTATTAAAATCTATTAGTTGAGGTTGCGGTTGACCAGCACTTGTCATTACTTGTTGCGGGTTGGGTTGCGACATATCGAGAACATAACTTTCACCAATCGAACCTATGCCTTGTTGCAGCGGAGAATAAGGCTCAAATGGCGCTGGCATAAAAGGCGGATTTATACCGTAATCAGGAGGCTCTGGACTCAAAGGACTTGTTGGCGGAGCCTGAACAGGATCAACTGGCGTAGGAAACGGGTTCATTGGGGGAGCACTAACCATATCGTAAGACGGGAATACCGGGTCGCGTACAACGGGGTCAACTACACTAGGGTAGATTTCATTGAGTGGTAAAGGAGTGGTTTGCATCGGCAATTGACCCCCGCCTCCACTTATTCCTTGGTTTGGATCAACGCTAGTTGAAGGCTGGTAGCCGCCCTCACCAAATATAGAAGGAATTGGTACATCTCCATACGATACACTGGGATCTTCTACAACGGTTACTGGTACTGGTTGTAAAGGCATTGTCCCCGATACGTTGCCCTGAGAGTCAAACGTATTACCGGAGCCGCCGTAAGTGGTCCCTTCATAAGTGATGGGAACTTCCATATCACCAAAAGGCCCAGAAATTGTTTTAGGAGGAAGCCCCCGAAAAGGATCTCCAGCATAAGGACGAGCCTGTGTGTAGTTGTCCGGGTTAAATAAAGAACCTACACCCTGATTTGCTCTAGCAACCGCCATAATAAGACCTTATGAGTAACCCATGTAGCCACCACCTTTTACAGCAGCGCCCATACCTCTAGCAGTCATTTTCTTCATAGTTTTCGGAATTGCAACATCTTTTGCAGTGCCGTAAGGAATCCTACCTTGACCCTTAATATCCGCATACGGAACAGCGGCAGGAGAGTTGGTAGGGGTGTTCGTTACTATTTTTACTGTTCTAGCCATATTAACGCCCTTGTTGTTTCAGAAGTTCACGTTCTCTTGCTGCTGCTATTCTAGCCGCAGTTTGCGCTTCTTGCGAATCCAAACGCTGATTAAATTGTCGATCCCGCATAGCGATAGTCTCTGCATCAAGCTGAACCTTAGATTGATCTATCTGAGCATCGGCCTGATCACGCTGCGCTCGTAGCTGTAATTCCTGCTCTTTCAGTGCAATCAACGGATCGGGACCTTGTTGACCTGCCCCTGACAACTGCTGAGAAAGTTGTTGAACCTGTTGCATACCCTCTGCAACAAACTGCGCGGTCAACGCCTCTACTTGAAGCATTTCTTCTGGAGTCATTGGTTGACCCTCGCGTTCCGTCACTTTCTGCATGTACGCAACTGCCGCTCTTTCACGAGCCGCCAGCTTAACATGCTCCATGACGTGTTTCTGTAGCTGTATAGCAACTGCCGGTAAGTTCGCCACCATTGGAGAACTACCAAAAATCAAATGCGCGGTAATGTGTGCCTGATGATCCTGACCCTCAAATGCTTTCAACTCCAGCATGTTCAGTGCGTTGATGTTTTCTTGTGCAGGGTCCGTGGGCCGTGGGTCGGGAATAGCCTTCATAATCCGATCAATATCGGTTACACCCAACGCCTCATACATATCACGGTATACTTCGTGAAGGTTATGCAAATCAGGCGCAGCCGTTGCAAGCTGCAACTTACTTTGTGCCAAAGCAATCCGTTGTGCCTGACTAAACGTATTCGGATTACTGACCGGAATCACATCAATGCGGTCATCAAAATCCTCTGCCATAATACTACGATCTGCCCCGGCTACCGCATAAGGGTACTCAGGAGGCAAACTTTCGCCCATGACCCGCGCCAGAATCCTAAATTCAATCCGCATGGCGTAATGTAAGCGTTTATGAACAGCACTCATCACCCTAGAGCCTTGCTCAATCATCGCCATCGTTGTACCAACAGCCGCTGATTGATTACCCTCACCAATTTTCATGTCGGTAATGGTGGCAAATCGCTGACCAGCCTGAACTACAAAGCCTAATAGCTGAAACAGGGTGGGATCGGGTCCCTTGAAGGGCAACGGCATCAAACTATCGCGAATAGCACCGCCGGGAGCGTCTACATCCCTGAATTCACCGGGCTGGAGGGGATCATCGTCGTCCCTGATCCGTAGGCCACGGGCCTTGAACCCTGCTGGCAGATTACTAAGCGTACCTGCGTCAATTAGTTGCCGTAAAGCCGCTGTTGCCGTGCGAGAAAGACCGCCAATCGTGTGAATGAGTCCCAAGCCATAAAAGCCAAAGCCCGGAAGGAACTTATAATGCACAAAATATTGTATTTTCTTCTTTAATTCGTCATCTTCAGCGTAATTTCTACGAATTGACAGGATTTGACCGTTATCTTCCGATATTGTCACAATATAGGGTATTTTAATGCCAGTAGGTTCCCCGTCTTCGTCTACATCTTCGTATCCTTCGAGGTCTAGATTGGCATGAACCTCTAAAACCGTGCAATCATAGTCATAATTACTGGGTTCAACCCCATCAACGTAGTCAATTTCCTTACGAACCTCGTCAATTGAGCCTTGTGCCGGTAATACCTCGATATCACGGTACTGTCCAGCAAGCTGTTTCTTCTTTAGATCGTTCAAAGACATGCGAACAACCTGCGTAATGTTCTCGCAAGTGTCTAAATCCGACGTTTCGTAGGGCACAACAAGGTTTTCTGCCGGTACAAATTTGCTAACACAACGGCCCATTGCCTCATCGTAATAAATCTTCTTGAAGGTACTACCTGCAAGCGGCAAATAGAACAACATCTGGTCCATGTCGGGGGTGTAATCCTCCATGACAGACGTAATGTAATAATTCATAAACTGCTGGACTCGACGTGCTTGGTCTTTTTTGTCCAGTGTTTCTTCGCCCATGACCTCTGTTTTTACAGGGCCACGAGAAGGTAGTAATTCATTGAAAGCCTGTGCCTGAAACTGCGTTGCAGCCTCCGCTAACAGGGGATGAGTCACCCCGCTGGAGCCTCGAAACGGTTGTTCGCGCTCTTCGTAATTAAAACCAAGAAGTTCCAATCCGTTAGCGTACGCATCTTCCCAATCTTGGCGACCAGCTTTGTTGGCATCAAACTGTTCCAGCATGTTGCTGGCAATCGCTCCCAGATCCCTGTCTGGTATTTCTTCGGCTAGGTTGGCATAGAAATCGTCGCTGGTGCCGCGATCATCGGTCGGGTCAAAATCGACTGTGACCCCACCATCTTCTTCCATAATAATTTCAATCGCAGGTTCCCCTTCAATCTCACTTAGGTTCACCAAGGGTGTTTGAGAATCCGGTACCTCTATCTCTAATTCTGCTTCTAAGTCTGCTTCATCCAGTTGGGATGGAACATTGTTGTCCATCAACGAGCCACGGCCTCTTTCTTCTTCTGCCATACATCACCCCTCTGGGTCTGTGCGATCAAGTATTATATCAAGTTGCTCTTTTATTTCAGGTTCAATGTCGGCGGCATCTTCAATAGAGTTGACCGGCAACCCCGCATCTCTCATTTGTTTGCTTAACGCAGCGTCTTTTCTTTCAGTATTTTTATCTTTCATGGTTAGTGTGCCTTTGTCCGTGGGTAACGTTTCTATACCTGTGGCATCGGGATCTTGAAGAAGCTTATATTCAGGGTCTTGCAATAAAATATTTTGTTGTTGTTCATATCGCGCTCTTCTTGGGGCTTTTTCATACCTTATTGCAGCAGCTTCTTCTGGAGTAATACGCCCCTGATCCAACAGGGATTGTACTTTGTTACTATTAAAAGCCTCTACAGGCGCTTGAAGATAAGGGCTTTTCTTTAAATCCTCTGCGGATTGGATATTCAACGGTATTAAAGACTTATCCTGACCTTCCTCCGCGATACGCGAAACTGCGTTTTCTGCTAAATTTTTCTGATCTTCATCAAAAAACTGACCAGACAGGTATTTAACACGTTCTTGATATTCTTTTTGGTTATATAAAGAGGGGTCCCCTAATGCTTTTTCTGCTCTTCTTACACGAGAAATTGTTTTTATTGGCAGACCAACCACAGGGATAGCCCCTGCTGCCTGTAACCCTGCATCAAGATAGTTTTCTTCGCGCAAATTCTGTAAAAAGGACGGGTTGCGATTACCACTTTGCACCATTTCCATCATAGTGGTGCCTTTTTCCGGCATCTCCGGCATCATGCCAGCCATGTCCAAAAGACCACCAATGCCCGTCATCTGTGAAGCAACTTGCGTCATTTGAGCAGGGCTGGGCATGGGACCTCTGCCTATACGAGCAAAATCTTGCATTAAATTTTGAATGTACGGATCAGCCATATCAGTAATACATTTTCATTTTTATAGACTCCGCTCCTTCATCCCAATCATCACTTGGTAACCGAACAAAATTACCCTGCCGATAGCGCATCAGCGCCTGAGTCATGCTATCAACCAAATCGTCATGCTCTCCGTTGGGAAACGCCGCAACTTCTTCAATTAATTCTTCTGCAAAAGTGGTATCGGGACACCATACCATACCCGCCTCAAATAAGGGAGACACAGAATGAACCCTTGTGATCTTATCATTACCCCTAGATGGCGTAAAGTTTACCACCGGTATTCCCATCTGCCGCATTTCTTGCGTCAACGGCGTACCACTGGCCTTGGCCTCAACAATTACGGTGTCGGGGTCCCAAAACTTATACTCATCAAATGCCATTTGTTTAAGCTCTGGAAAATCCCATCGACCTTTTTTACTATCCAGTAAAATTAATCCGGGGGTCCCTGACTCGTTTGGGTAAAAAACACCCCATGTCGTAATCGCACTATAGTCTGCTGTCTCCCGCTTACTGAACGCCGTATCATAACTCTGGATCACGTATTGCAGATTGGGAACATCATCGTTCTCCCACAACTGCCACCACTCGCGTTTGATAATCGCACTCTCTTCGCCAGTCGGATTCTGCTGATACTGCGCGTTCCATTTGTTCAACGGTATTGATGCGCGAACCGCGTTCAAATCATCAAGACTCCAGAACTCAGGCCAACACGGGGTATCATCCTCAAAAATAGCCGGTAACTCCACAATTTCCCACTGATCGGCCATCGGATCTTTTGCCATCGCACGTAACAACTGCCCGGTCATATCCTTCTCCGACCAGCGCGTTTGCACCAGCACAATCGAACCACCGGGCTGTAACCGCTGCCGGGGACCACCCGTATACCAATCCCACGCATCATCAAACCCAGAAGCCGACATCGCCGTTTGCTCCGAATGCGGATCGTCAATAATAATCAGATCACCACCACGACCCGCGAGGTTAGAACCAACGCCCACGGCATAGTACATACCACCAGAACTCGTGTCCCACCGACCAGATGCTTTACTGTCAGCCGCTAACTTTACTTCTGAAAAAATTTCTTTGTACTCGTCCGAATCCAAAAGGTTCTTAGTCTTACGACCAAAGTTAACCGCAAGCTCCGTCGTATGCGTTGCCTGAATGATCTTCATGCGCGGATTACGGCCCATCATCCAAGCCGGAAAAAGAAAAGACGCAAACTCACTTTTCGTGTGCCGTGGAGCCATGTTAATAATTAAACGCTTCAACTCACCACGGGCCACGCGCTCCAACTTTTCAGCAATAATCTGATGGTGACGACCCGCAATAAAGTCAGGCCACATATTTTTTACAAAAATTAAAAACTCGTTTTTACACGCCTCGTTCTTCTCAAGTTGTGCCAAACGCAGTTGCAATTTGAGTTCTTGCTCACTGACCTCTACATCCATCGGGGGACCCTAAAGTATGCGACTTTACACGATTTAATAAGATAGTTAATCGCGGGTCAAGGACCATATCATTTTTCTGGTGATTATTTGCGAAAAACATGGCCCTTGTACTCGCTTGGCGACGGCGGGTCGGCGTGGCGAAAATTGCGGATTTTGGCGATTTGCTCGTGGTCGAATAGCCTCGATTGTCGGGGGACCCGACGGGAATTTAAGACCAAGGACCAACCCGAACGGCGAACGGTTCACGGTTCACGGTCCAGTAACTACGAACCACGGACCACGGACCACGGACCCGCGTCCATGTTTTAAGGTCCATAGGTTTCGGGCATCGGGCGGGCGGCGGCGGGCCGCCGGTTTAACTGCTAAAAACAACGGGCAAAAAAAAGCCCGCACGGCGGCGGGCCTAAGAGATCGGAAGCGACTAAGCGGCGCGAACTATAAAGCGGCTGCTATCTATGTCCGACTGGTCAGCATCCGTTATTTTGTACTTTAGTCCGACGATGACCGGTCCCGCTTGCACGTTCAATAAGTCGGACTGATCGCCGTCTATAATTTCACGATCTAAAAACGTTTCGCCAATTGGCACCTGATCAAACACCACGGCCAACGGTACATCGGTTCTTAATGCCTTGCGTACACTGGCTTGATATTTTGGTTCCGCGCTGTAGCTAAACATAAGTGCGTAATTATCCGGCGTTTTACCTAGACGATGCGCCGTTTTCGTATAGTCATACATAAATAGATCGGGGAATTCTTGCGGGATCTCGTGGCGTTCAAATGCTACGTCGCTCAAAACATTTAACCGCGCCACCGGTTGGACATTGTCGCGCTTGCAAACCTTGATGAAGTTAAATAGTTCACGGCGTAGTTGATCGAGGAACATTTCCGGCGCAGCGTGGTAATAATCTTTTTTCGCTATTCTTGCGTCTTTCACATTCTCAAAACGTCCACGCCCCGCACTTTTTAGGCAAAGGTTGCGACAGTTCGCAACGTTTGACCACGGGCACAAAATATCATCGGGATACATAGAAAGGCCGGCGATACGAACCGCACCATTCAGTTTTTGGGTTTTCTTAATTTTCAAGTTTCCCGCGTTAGTATCGAGTAATTTTTTAGGGTACATATAAAGCCTTTTTTCGTTAGTTGAAGTTATATTATAGAGAAGTATGGGATTATTGCCAGTTTAATAAATAAGCAAAAAAAAACCCGCACGTGGCGGGCTTTAAATAGTGGCGCGTTTTCAATAGGAGATTTCGGTTACTAGCTCAATGCCCCTAATGGATTCATCAATCATTTCTTGTATCGAATCCGTGGCGATAGTCTGCGCTTCTTCTTTAGCTTCATCAATCGAAAACTCAATTAAACTTTCAATTTCGCTTTGGCTTATCAAATCCGAATCGCCAATAAACTCCTCAATCGAGTTATCAACATCCTGTTGATCCAGATAATCTTCGGATCTCAACTTCAGAACATCTTCGGCGATGGACTCTACCCAGTCGAGCAAGAAGGGCATCTTCCCAAATGCGGCGAAGGCTTCTTCGCG